CTAGCTCGCCTTTTTAAATCCGCCCTGATGTTCAACCCATTCCATTACCGCACCGCGCAGCCAGCGCAGCGGCGCTTTACTAATTGGCTCTGGAAATCCGCGTTCCTTTCGCCACTGAATGATAGTGGTGCGTCCTTTCTGAAAGAAATCCAACACTTCTTGGTGGCACATGATCTTCTCAGAGGACTCAGGATATTTTACTGAGTCATAGTTTTTGGGTGTTTCAGGCTGCTCAAATTGCTTTAAAAAACTGGGTGCTTGATATGTGTATTGAGAAATTGAAAACGCTTGGTTCATTGCACAGTTCTCTATCTAAATAGACCGATGGTCAGTCGGTCTGGGTTAAGTTGATTGCTTTAGCAGGGTGTTGAATTTATTATGTCTCCAACACGGCCCCTATCATGTTTATTCGAACAATGCTTAGGGGTTTTTTATTTCTTCGCCAAACCTCGGTAGGGGTTAAAGGTGTCGTTTTTCTGCCCGCCTTTGCTTGGCTCAGAGTTACGAAAGAAGAACGCCGAAGTGTTAACTGGCTCGTCATTCATAATTGCCATCAATTCGCGTTGGAATTGAAGGTCACTCATTCGTTTTAGTGTGTCTGGATTGTTTTTCTCGCGTTGGTTAGCGCTTGCTTTAGGGCGAAGGGCAAGTACAGCCTCAACCGCTTTGCATTTTTCTTCAAATGTCATCATTGCACTGTTCTCGTTTGGTGGATTAAGCCGCTGGTCAGGCGGCTTGGGTTTTAGAAATCAATTCTTTTGCCAAATAAGTAGTTTGTTGCCTTACTGAACGTCTTATTGAGCGAATGTTTAAAAGCGATTTATGAATTTCATTTTGGTCAGGTAATTTATCAAGGCCTAAAATAAAATCTCTGATTGCTTTGAAGTAACATTCCTTTGCTTGCTCTTCACTTAGAGGAATTCCGATCGTGAAGTTGATGTGCTCATGATCCAAACCTTCACTTGATACTGTTGCAAGTTTTTCACCCGCCTCTTCCAATTGCTCATTGCTGAGATCCATCCTCTTGCAATTATTTTTGATAGCTAGAATTGCGTCAGCTTCAGACAGGTTGACGTATAAGCGCCAGTCTTCACTTTGAGTTGAATCGTCTTGAGTGATTTCTTGCTCTAACTTTTCAATGGACTCATCATCGCACTCAGTTTCTAGATTCTCAGAAACGGGTTCTTGAACTTCATGTTGCTCCGCTAGGTGATGCGTTTCGGAGGGTTTATTAAACTCTTCTTTGACCTTAATTGATTCAATTTGGCCGAATACTTTTAGCTCTATTTCGGCCAGCGATTTTGGAAGTTCCACTCCCATTAGTGCTAACAGCTTGGCTGCTGTTAGTTTTGTTGCGGTTGAATCAGCTTTCATCGTCTTCAACTGCGCATCAACACAGCGGCCATGAAAGGTTTTACTGTCGCGTGACCAATCAATTTCGCTTAATGGTGTGAAATCGATATTATCAATACCTGCTTCTTTCACAGCCAAAGCTGCAGCCTTCATAACAACGCCAGTTGTAATAATGGTTTTTTCTTTGAATTGCTGAGCATTGCATTCGCAGCGTGCAAACTTTTCTTCAAAACCAATTCTTTCAAACCAGCCTTGCCAGAACTGAGTGATCAATGCCTTATCTTCGTTTGTTACAGATTGCTTATTCTTCAAGCCTGCAACTGTAGCGCTGACTTCTTTGATTGTTTTTATCGAGAATAAATAGGTGCTTTTGCCTGAAACAACATTTCTCTCAAAATCAACTAAATCGATAAATTGAGGAATAGTAACGGCAAGCTCTTTAGCAAAAACGGCTAATTCATCTCGATTGTTATATGTATCAGAAAGTGCTTGAGCTGGTTTTGCTACATTTCCATTAATGTCGGAAAACATGCTTTGACGTTCTTCAAGTGTGAGACTTTCAAAAAGCATCACTGGGGCGCTCTGTGCTCCAAGTTCAATTTTTGTATCACTGTCTTCCATTGCAATGGCTACGCCGCTTGCCCTGTGCTGGCCATCAACGAATAGCAAGCCAGCATCCATAGGTACGGAGAGCATGCCCACATTGGCAATATTCGACTCTTTAAATTCAACATTTGTACCGGGTTCTACGTCTACAAATCCAGTAAGCGCAGGAACGACAAAGCTATCTTTGTTCTCCTGCAGGTATTGAGCAAACTTTCTAGCACGAGCTAAATTTACTTCTCTTTGACTGCGAGATAATGCCGACCCATCGCCAGTGTCTAGTTTGAACATGTTTTTAACTACACGCATAGGCACAGTGGCCATGTAGAATACGCGTCCAGCTTGGATACCGCGCACAACAGGAAATTCGTAACAGAAGTTGTTAGACATGGACTTATCCTTATATCATTTCATTTCAAGCCGCTGGTTAGGCGGCTATCGTATTAATACGGTTCTACATCCTGTGGTTGCATTTTGCCTTGCCCACATTCCCTGCACGTTTCGCCAATCTTTGATACTTCGAACCAGTTGCCGCAGTCTTTGTTGTCACATTGGCAGTAATACTGAATTTCGGTTAGCTGGGGTGATTCAGTGTTATTAATGTTCGGTAAGGCATTTATGAATTCCACAACCTGCTTTAAGTTGTCAAATTCCATTTCGGTGCTTAAGTCACCCCCTTTATCAAAAACCAAGTTTTCAGTTTCTTCGGTGAACTCAAGGGTCCATCCATTTGCATAACCATAAGGAGTAGGGCAACCTCTCTCGTATTCTATTTTGGTTGCAGTAATCCCCTTTCTTTTTAAAAGGATCTCAATTTTGCGCTTGCTCATCACAACCCCCTTGCCAACTGTTCACGTAAATTCGGTGGCGTTCCTTTAATCGTTAGCGTGTCGGTTTCTGGGTCATAGAAAACGCGCTCGGAGAGTAGGGAGCGGTCAAATTGAATGCTGATACCACCGCCAGCGCCCTTGTAGGTAACAAGCTTGCTGATCGTCTTTTTATCTACTGGAAACTGAGGCGCAAGCTCATAGCCATTTTCAATCACGTAGCTCTCGAACGATTGGCCGTTGTTGGTTGGTATTTCTCCGGAAAGCTCGGCAATGTCTACCTCTTCACCGAGATTTGCGACATCAAAGCAGTGAGTTTTCACTTGCTTGCGAATGGATAACGCTTCATCCAGCTCAGCGCTTTGGTCGTTGATGAAGTCATTAACGGCTTGCATCAAAATGTTGTTTTGCATTTTGATGTCAATCCCATCTTGGATGCCGAGGAAATCAAAGAAGAAGTCACCCACGCGACGACCCGCACGGCCTTTGATGTAGCTGACGTATCGCTTTGAATCTGGGTTGGTTTGATATTCGGTTAGATCAATGACCGCAGCGATGGTCATGTTGGGAATGTTGAGGTAGTTGAGGCGGTTAAGTTTGCACCCAAAGCTTACTTGCATCCCTTCTGTGAATGGGATGAGGGCTACCGTCAGCAGTTCGTTGGCGTAGTGCCAGTAGCGAGAAAACACTACAAGGCCAGTGTCAGCAAATGGGTATTTGCTTAACTCAGCGATTAAATGAGTGTTTTCTAGGAAAGCGAACTCATTGAAGTCAGCGCCATCAAGCATGAGATCAACCATTTTCTTGAAGTTGCTCTCTGCATCGAAGAAACCAAATCCCTTTGCGGATTTGCTTGTGAATGCTCGGTGTGTTTGCTCTACCAAGCGTTCGAATTCAGCAAATCCGATTTGTGGGCCTAGGTTGTCGATGCTGTACATCGGGATCAACTCTTCGCTATCGTTTTTAATGATTTCGTTGATGTAGGTGTTAACTAATTGGAAGCTCATTGCACGTTTCCTTTTGGTTGTGGTTAATAGCCGCTGGTCAGGCGGCGTTTTTGATTGATTGAAGGTATTGATCTACGTTCTGGTGAATGACTTCGAATTCGATTACCCAAACGTAGGGGTTTTGATGCCAGTTTCCATAAATTGAATCCCAGAGGTTTTTGAACCATATGTCTGGTTTTTGGTACCACCCAAGTCCGGATTCGATTGCCATGCGTTGGCACTCTTCATCGGTTGGCATTCCCTCTTTTATCGCTTGTTCTTCGGTAATGTCCTGCACTCGCTCGATGCGCACATCAGTGACTTTTAGAGTGAGTCGGCTTGCAGCGCGCGGCATGTGGATGGATGGCTTCCATTTGCTTTCTGAATCACCACCGCAAGTAGCGAAATAAACGGGTGTTCCTGATGGTGGGCAAGAGCAATAATCCGAACAGCCGCATTCGTCTGAATGATTGAACAGGCGAAATGTCTCGCGCACGTAAATCAGGTCGCCAATGTTTGCAATTGGGCATGCATCACGAGCCATTTCTTCAACGAGGTCGCGTTTGTAATCACAGTCAATTTTTTCGAATCCACTAACCTGAACCATGCTGCCAAACTTCTTACTTGGCCACCAATCGTAACCATAGTCACTAATTTCCGGTTGAGGCGACACAGGGCGGCGAGTTACCACCTTATCCCCAGCCATTAACGCTTTAACCATTTCGGTATTAAAAATCATTGGAACGACTTTCATTTATCACTCCATGTCCATAATTGGGTTACGGTTTTGCTTGCGGTTAAACAAGCGGCGAAGTGAATAGCTGCGGCCAATGGAAATCAGGGTGAAATACGCGCTGATCATCATGTTTTCTTCAAGCTTCAGATTCACATCAAACATCGGGAAAATAAGCAGCTGACTGATTAACGCGACTATGTAACCAACCAGCACATTGCACAGGCTCTCAAGTAGGCTTTGTTTCTTACTTTGCATTGCCATCACCTCTAAAGTGAAAGATCAAAAACAGAACGCACGCTGCGGCGTAAATTAATACGCTCACGACTTTACCCCCGGCGTGTACAGGCGTACTCGGTTGCGTGTATGCCAGCACTGTGCCTCACCATTGAATAAGCCACCGTTGGCGAGTTTTGCGCATCCTTGAGGGAGTTGCTCATTGCATTTGGGGCATTTGCCTAGGTTTTGCTGAATTAGGTCAATGTCCTTGTGTGCTCGCAAAATGCAGGCTTCAATGGCCTCTGTTTCGTCATAAGGTTCACTTGGGTAGGCGTAAAACTCGCGAACCTCATCCAGCTTTTGCTTTACAGTTGGGTGAAGCATTAAGCCGCGCACTTCATGGTGCTGAGTTTTCTTTTTGTTTTCGCGATAGCGTTTTGCACGAGCGGCAGCTTGTTTTTTCTGGGTTTCGTTGCTCATGCTGCTTTACTCCGTGTGCGCTTGGTTTTTTCGGCACTCTTTTTGGCTGGCAGCAGCAGAACGCGGGCTCGGCCTAGGCAGTATTCGAAGCACTTGCCCCCCCGGCCAAAGCTTGCTGTACTGCGGTAAACTTCTACTGAGAAATCGGCACCGCGGTTAGCGTTGATCTCTTCATGGCCTTCGGAGAGTAAAATTTTCAACACGTTCTTGTGAATGAACGCTTCTTGCGAGTTTCTGAACACGATGGTACTCATTGCACTTTTCCTTTTAGGGTGAGTGCCTCTGCTCAGGTATATGGCTTGTCAGGGTGGTCAGCCCTGTATATACTTGATTTCGAGGCGTTAAAGTCTCATTGCACAAAGAATGCCCCTGTTGGTTTGGTCACCTGCGGGGGCTTTCTCTTTTCTGGTGGCTGGTCAGGCCACTTGTCTCACTGCACGATGTCATTTGAGCATGACTAAAACTAACTATTGGTTATTTTTAACTTGTGGTTTTTATTTGTCAATAACTTTTGGTTAGTTAATTTTCGGTTTTTGTTGATAAGCAAATTAATGCATGTGCTCATTGGTTACTATTTGTGGAACATCAACATTCAAATAGGTAAAGGCATGGCAGCAAAGACAATGGAATTCACTCAACTGAAAGGAATTCTTTCTGGACTCACCACTGATCAAAAAATCAACGAGAAAGAGCTTTTGTTTCTTGATGCTTGGTTGAAAGAGCGCAGTGAAACACTTGGTGATGATGGTGATGTTGTAGATCTTCTCGAACAAATTGCAGATGTGCTTGAAGATGGGATCATCACCAATGAAGAAATGCTTGATACATTGAGCTTGATAGATTGCATTCTGAAGTACAGAAACAACCCTCCTAAAACCAAGAAGTTTCAAGAGATTATCGGATTCGTTCAAGGCGTGGTGTCTGATAACGTTGTTGCTGACGTGGAATTGAAGAATGTTATGGAGCTTCTTTCATTTAATAATTCAGTCCCTATTTGTGCGCTTTTGAACGCGCAACTGAGTAAGGCCGAATCAAATGGAGAAAAGCTCAGTTTGCTGAAGTCATTTTGTGGGCATTATTTTGAAGAAACCGGGTCAACTCAGGCTTGGTCTTCATATCTTGCTGACACGTTACCTGATGATTATGTTTTTATTGGGAAGCGGGTGTGTTTTACGGGGGACGCGACTGGGTTCCCGAGGTCAGTACTGAGATCTCATCTGAATAAAATTGGAGGGATTCTTTCAAAGACGGTAAGTAAATCAACGGATGTTCTGGTTGTAGGCGATGGTTGTTCCAAGGGTTGGCTTGAGCATAATTTTGGCACCAAGCTTGATGCCGCCTGCAAGCTCAAGCTCAGTAATCATGGAATATTGATCGTAAGTGCTGACGAGTGGATAGATAAGACCAGGCACCACAAAGACCCTTTATTGAGCAAGAGAAATGCTGCTTTGACTAAGTTTGGAACCCCCAAAACACTAGATGAAGTTTTTGAGAGGGCTTGTGAAATATGCAAGGGAACTAGGCTGCATGCCGTTAAGTTTAAAGATGAGAATAACGAGGGTGTTGCGGTTGTTATTGGCTCATCAAGCTACCAATCAGGCGAGTATTCGACAGCACTCATTCAACGTAAATTGAATAGCGAGTATTTCGACTACATCAAGCCTTGGTCAGTTAGCGGCGAGGATCAGGTAATTAGGAGTTATTCCAAACCGGAAAGTGCTTTTGAGAATTTTGCCGAGCATTTAGCTTTGATCACAAGCTCAGCAGAAGCTGAAACAGCTTAATTTTCGGGATAGTAGCTACCAATAACCACACCACAGACCTCGATCCCTTCTTCAAATATGGGTTGGTGAGATGGGTTGAGGGGTCTTAGATAGAACTGGCCGAATTCATTTCTCGCCAGTTCTTTGAAGGTGTGCCCCTTATCTGTCTTGGCAACGACTCTTTGCCCCGGCTCCGCGATTTTTTCAGGGTCTACAAAAATAATGGTGCCTTCTGGATAGCTTTTCCCGTAGGGGGCTGTCATTGAATCACCAATTACTCTTAATGCGAACGTCCGCTTTGAGGCTGATTTGTTAGGGCAGAGAATCATCTCGCAATCATGCGGCAATACTTGGGTGTCTGAATTGCAGAAAGCTCCTGCTTGTACCCAAGAGATGATTGGCACTTCAAAGTAAGGGATGGAAAACGAAGGAGAGTAGCCGCGGATAGCCTCTTCAACTTTCGATTCTACGAGTACATCTTTCCCCAGCAGTTCTTCTACTGTTGAATTAACTATTAATGCAAGCTCCCCTAATCGCTTGGTGTCAGGCATTGACTCCCCAACTAGCCATTTTCTTATGGCGACTAAAGACACTTTATCGCTAAGACGAGATTGAATAAATCCAGAACGACCGCGCACGGGAATGTTCGCATTGTCGCATGCTTTATTCAGTCGTTTAGCAAACGTGTCCGTCTGTTTCATTTCGCCATAGTTCATAAAAATTGCCTCTGATAACCATAGGTTATTCTAACGCTATTGACGACTAACTATCAGTTAGTGTTTAATTTGCTAACCAATAGTTAGTTTTGGGGTTTAAAGTGGAGCAAAATATTGTCACTAAAATCTTGAATCAACACTTTGGTGGGAGCTATGTGCTTATGGCCGATGTTTTCGGCGTTTCGCAGATGGCTGTGCGTAAGTGGGAGTTCTCAAAGGAGTTTCCCGCTAAGCATGGCCGGATGCAACAAGCTCATGAACTCACTGGAATTGATTACAAGGTTCTCACTCCATCGGCGTTCAAGTCGCCAGATGGGTTTAACTTAAGGTTACAGAAATTTCATACAGCAGCATGATTTGAAATTTTCTGTATAGATAAACAGTAAGGATTGGTTATGAATTTGAGTTTAAAAGCCGTGCTGCGAAATATGATTGAAGGTTGGCGAGCTGATCTGAGTAAGGAATGTATTGCTCACAAGGTTGCTTCTGCTTACCACAAGTTAGGTTTGGCTAATGAGGTAGACGCACAGCGCAAGGAGTTGCTGAAACTGCCGGGTAAAGATGACAAAAACAACATGCAGAACTTTTTCCGATACAACGAACGTTCGTCGGTAGAGGCAAAAGCAACCATGCTTGATTTGTTACCTGCGGTACTTTCGGCAATGCCCGCTGAGCGCGTTTGCGCTGGCTTAAACCATTTTTTTAATCCGCTTGGGTTTGTGATTTCTCATATTGGTTCGGGTGTGGAAACTTCGAATCGAGATCTGCTCCTTGCGAATTTCACAAAGGAATCAAGCGAGGCTTTACGTGCATTTTTGTTGCTTCCTGAGTCGGCGTCGATTGACCAACTTCGCTCGGCTTACAAGGAGGTTCAAGAATCAGCAGGTTCTCACGAGCCGTTACTGCATTATTTGGAGAAGTTAATCGCGTTAAAGAGCTGACCACTCTGACCGTAACGCGTAACGCTTTATTAGCGTGACAATGGAGATTTTTGTGCAATGAGTCTTTATATGATTTATTCGTGTGGGCTTCGGTTTTATGTCGCCGTTTCGCCCCAAGGAAAGCGTATTGTTCCTCGTGAAGAGGCCGAAGTCATTTGGCACCGTATGCACGCGCATAAGGTGGCCGTATGAGTATCAAATACATGTCTGCCATTTTGGATGTAGATGCATTTACTTGTACTCAGAAGATTATTCTTTTGTGTATTGCTGACTACGCCAATGATGATGGAGTGGCATGGCCGGGCAAGGCAGCGATTGCCAAGAAAAGCCGCGTTTCTCCTTCTACCGTTAAAACCCAGATTAAAAACTTGGTTGATATGGGCGTTTTGTCTGTTCGTCGTCGCAAGGCTGAAGAGAGCAAAATCCACGATACAAACGTGTATTGGATCAACCTGAAAGCCATCAATAATTTAGGTTCAACCTCGGGTAATGATGACCCTAGGGTAAATTCTGACCTAGGGCAAATGACTGAGGGGGGTAGGGCGACAGTTGGCCCCAAACCATCATTAGATCCATCAGATAATAATAGATCCCCCTATAATCCCCCAGTTGCGGATTCTGGGAATAATTCGGCACCTGAAAAAGGCAAGCGCAAGCAGAGTGTGAAAACCAAGTTTCCTGACCAATTCCAAGTGACTCAGGAAATGCGTGAATGGTATCTCCAACAAAGTGATTTTGGGTTGGATATTCATGTTGCCACGGAGCAGTGGCAAGACGCGATGATGGCTCGCGGTTCGAAGTACAGCGATTGGGTTGCAGCGTGGCGCAATGGCATGCGATTGCAAAACCAATGGGCGAGAGGTCGTGGTACACAGCAAATTAAGGGTAATCGAATTAACGCTGTTGAGGACTTCAGCGCGGTTACTGATGCCTCGGACTATGAGGCTCCTGAATGGTTTCGAGGTGAAAAATGAATAGTTCATTTATGCAGCGTTTGCAGCAGGCTATGCCAGCACATGTTGTTCCGCACTCTCGTGAGCAAATGATGCAAATACATCAGCAATCATCACTTACAACGAGTCGTGAGGTTTTTGAGCGATATCAGTTGAGCAAGGTTCAATCCATTCTTGGTCGTAGCGGTATCGGCAAGAAGCACCAAAAGTGTTCATTCGAAAATTACATTACCTCGAATCAAGGTCAAAGACAGGCGTTCAACGTTGCGCGTCGTTGGGTTTCTGAATTTCTTGAGGGCAATCCTAGAAACTTCATTTTTTCTGGTTCTACAGGTACGGGGAAAAATCATCTTGCTTGCGCCATGGCCAATGAGCTGATGAATAGGAAGCGTTCTGTTTTGGTTATCACCGTTGCTGAACTCATGGTGAAGATGCGTGATAAGTACAACAAGCAATCCAATGTGACTGAGGCTCAGTTTTTACGATACCTATCGGAGCTGGACTTGTTGGTTCTGGATGAAGTTGGCGTTCAGCGTATGAACGATCATGAATCTCTGGTTCTGAATTCAATTATCGATGCTCGTTACACGAATGAGCGTGCAACAGGTGTTTTAACTAACTTGAAATCTGATGACCTTACGGAATGTCTTGGTCTGAGAGCCATTGAACGCTTGCTTGAGAATGGCGAGTGGGTTGGTTTCGTGTGGGAGAGTTATCGTCGTCAGCGTAAGACACAGGGGGCTGAATAATGGCAATTTTAGTTCATTCAACAACGGCGGTTGAAGATAAAAACCGATGGGGAACAACTTGGGAATGCTTCGAAGATGGACAAGCCCTGTATGGCCGACAATTTCAGCTTGATGTTTGTGCCGAGCCAGCAACCGCCAAAGTTAACCGGTTCTACACTTCAATCGAATGGCTTGAGCAGCGCGCAGGGAATTATGATCAGCGCGGTATTGGTTTTTGCAAAGAGGACTTTAACCCACTTGCAAAAATTGTCGGCTTTGATGCGCTCAGCCTACCTTGGGAAGGTGACTTTTGGTGTAATCCACCGTTTGACCTAAAGCAATTGTTTATCAAAAAAGCCTTTGCTGAGGCTCGCGCCGGAAATAGCGGGATGATGTTGCCACCCTACGAACCGGCAACAGGATGGTGGCGTGAGTTGGTTGATGGCAAAGCAACCGCGATTTATGAGCCGGATGGCCGCTACAACTTTTACGACATTGACGGTGTAACCAAGAAAACAGGCGTGAACTTTCCCTCTGCGTTTGTGCTCTGGACTCCTCACTTCACACATTACACTCCAAAAATCCCGTTTTCTCGCGGTGTGGCTGATGAGTTGGGTATTAATTTCCGCATGCGATTAGGGGAGGCGGCATGAATAAAGCAAATTGTTTAATCTTGGATGCATGTTGCGGCGCAAAAATGATGTGGTTTGACAAAAGCAATCCATTAACTGTCTTCAATGATGTTCGGGAGATAGAAACTAAGCTCTGTGATGGTCGAAGCTTTGCCGTTAAGCCTGATGTTTTGAATGACTTTACCAATCTCGAATTCCCTGATTCTAGTTTTAAGTTGGTAGTGTTCGACCCTCCCCATCTAAACAAAATTGGTGAAGATGCTTGGATGGCCATTAAATATGGCAAGCTACCAACCCAATGGGATGAAATGATTAAACGTGGATTTTCAGAGTGTTTTAGAGTTTTAGAAGATGATGGAATTCTGATTTTTAAGTGGAATGAGGTGCAAATCAAAACTACGGAAGTTCTGAAGTGTTCTGCTTACACCCCGTTGTTTGGTCATCCTAGCGGAAAGCGTGCTGATACTCATTGGATTGTGTTCATGAAAAACAGAATTTTTATGAAATTAGAATTGTGTGAAGAGGCGGCATAGTATGAGACCGGAAACGTTATTGGCTAAGTTCGACCTTAAGGGCATTAACTATCAGGCAGAGAGAGGAGGTAAGGGTATTTTTTCACTAGAAGATCAGCTTGCTATGGTTGGCATTACTTGGAAAGAGTCTCCCGTTGGCTTTTTGGTGCTGTTCGTTGAGTTATTGGACAACGCTCAATCGCGGCGAATGCTTGAAAAAGCGGTTTGGGGTGAGTTGAATACTCTCACCTGCGATTGGCGCGGCCAGAAAAGCGACCTTGCTTTTGCTGCAATGGTGAATGCTGCAGTGGCTGAGGCGATTACCCCAATGGGGCAGATCTGTTCTTGCTGTGGTGGCAGTGGTAAGTACCTAAGTGCGAATCGTCACTATCGTGATTGCGTTCATTGCCAAGATGGCCGTGTTGCTTGGAATGTGGAGAGCCGTTTCGCTTCCATGTGTGCTTCTAAGTTTGTTTGCACGTTCTCTGTTTTCAAGCGTAAGTATCATCCGGTATTAGAAGAGTTATCTCGCTTTCTCTCTGCGAAGCGTAATGCAGCAATGCTTGCTTTGATGGATCGGATTCAGAGAGAAGAGGCAGCGTGACGCGTTTCATACTTTAACTACATCTAGTGGGTGAGTGTTGACATTCACCCCTAAATGGCGCACTATTTCCACGATGCAAAACCTCGCCCACTCGGCGGGGTTTTTGTGTTTCTAATCCTTACATTGCGTTTTTGGCACCTTCGGGTGCCTTTTTTTATTCCTAAAAAACAGGAGCCGGACTCCTATGATTTCAACGCTTTTCGATTGGTGGCAACGGCTTCAGGAGTGGAAAGGAAGGCTGATTGTTTATCTTGGTGGTGGGGGTATCAGCTTGATTAGTGAGAGTGTTACCGCTCGCGCTAATGAGGTGGCAGAAGCTGCAGCAAGCCTACCCGATCCGATGACTTTTAACCCTTATACCGCTACAGGTTTAGTGCTTGTTGGCGGTCGTCTTGTGTTTGATGTGTTTGTTTACCTCGACCAGAGACGTTTAAAGAAACGGAGAGAACGAGATGGATGCAAAGCAACTGACTGAGTTAGTAGTAAGGCCAGAGCTCAAGCGCCTTGGTCTTTGGAGTGAAGCTGCAGAGCAATTGGTTGTAGGCACTATCTTCACTGAGAGTTTAGGTAAGTATCTGAAGCAGCATGGTAATGGTCCTGCACTAGGGATTATCCAAATGGAACCTGCAACGCATGATGATATTTGGCAGAACTATCTGAAGTACAAGCTAAACCTTGCAGGGAAAATTCTTGACTTAGTAGGCAATGGGTTTAACTCGGTGGCTACTAATCCGCCAGTGTCCGCAAGTGAACTTATCTCAAATCTACGTTATGCCGTGGCGATGTGTCGCGTTCACTATCTTCGTGTTCATGAAGCTTTACCTTGTGCCGGTGATATTCCTGCATTGGCTCGTTATTGGAAGAAACACTATAACACTCACCTTGGTGCGGGTTCTGTTTCTGATTTTATCGATAAGTTTCCGAAAGGGATTTATCACTAACAGGCGACTTAGGTCGCCATTTTTAATGGAGAGACGCTATGAAGTTAATTCTAGCATTCTGTCTGCTGTTGCTACCCAGTGTGGCATTTGCCTCACCTCAACCAACTGATACTGAACCACTTTATCAATTCCTTATCTCGACTCTTGGTGAGAAAGGTGTCTTGGTGGTTTCGGTATTCTGCTTTGTTGGTTATCTGTGGGCTATGGTTCGACAGATGATTAATCCTGAACGACTTGCTCGTTTACCGAAATGGGTTATCGATGTTCTCGAGTTCTTTGCGGCCAATAAAGGTTACGCGAAAAATCTTGAGCAACATGATCCTCAATTCATCAAGCGGATTCGTCCAAAATGACATGGCTCAAAGCTATCCCCATTCTCGGGGATTTAGCACTGAAAGGTGTTGAGCTGTGGGAGCGGCGTCAAGCAGCTAAGGCTTCGCAGGAGCGTGAGACAAAGTATGAAAGGATTAAAGCGAATTCTAGTGATCGGCATAGCGAGCTGTTTGGTGATGCCTCTGGTCGGATGCGAGTCGATAAAGACTCCGACTCATCCGGTCCGCTGTAAGCCAGTCGCGCCGATGCTTGAATGGTATTACGCCGATGATGAAGGCGGGGTTTATTATCCCAAGCGTTCGGTTGATAACTTGATGATCTTTATCGAACAGCTCAATGATTGCATTGATTACTACAACATCAATCCCGGTTAGTTCCGAGGGAACGTTGATTCATGAATAATTTTTAACACAGCATAGAGTGAGCATATGGACAATCAACACAGAAAAATCACTGGCTACCGAGAGCTAAATCAGGATGAAATTGACTTGATGAATCAGATTAAAGCTAAAGGTGAGGAATTAAATGTTCTTCACAATCAGCTTTGTGCAATGCATGCCGCTACAGGTGGACATGCTATTGATCCTCGCTGGCTATCTGAAGGAAAAACTGATTTGCAAAAAGGCATTATGTGTTGGGTTCGTGCTGTTGCACAGCCTGAAACGTTTTAGTCTAAATCCTGCCGACTTCGTTAAGTCGGCATCTTATTCCAACTAACCGGAATTTCCGGATAGTTCATCTTTCACCGCCAAGAGCAAAAAGTGCATTCATGATTAGGCGTAAGCCATTGTCCCAAGTGCTTACGGCGGTGACCCTATTCGACGTGCGTTGGCACCTCGCTGTTTTAGATCGTTAGCTGTGACCACGAAGCACTGACCCTGCTTACTCCTTACGTGTAAGCGCGATCTGAAAATCAAAAAGGTGCAAGTCAGGGTGAAGCTACCCACATTAACGGCAACGTCAGCCAGAGGCGAAAAAGCGGCGTGACACTGGAGAGACAGGCTAAGCGGTTTATATCTATGAAGACAGTAAGATTACGTATTTCAGATGCGAAAATTAAAGAGTACTTGAAGAGTGATACTGTCACGAGGCTTAGGGATGAGAGGTATGCTCTTGAGCTGCGTTTTCATAAGTCTCGTGAGAGTGCTACTTGGTGGTTAATTGATAAGCGTAAAAGTAACGGTAAGTTTGGAAAGCCAAAGTGGGAACGTCTAGGTATTTGGCCGCGTTTGTCCGCAAAGGCACTTTTTGAGCTTCTTCCTCAAAAAATTGCACGCATGGCCACCGATACGGATCAAATTGTTACTGATTGGACGTGTTTCGGTGATTGTTTACGTTGGTACGTTGAGCATATGGAATCCAATAAGGATATTTCACCTGAGCGTAAAAGCGCGGTGAGATCAGTGGTGTATAACCATTTAATCCCTGCTCTAAATGATTTGCCGTTAACTCATGTTCGCAAGCACCACATTAAAGATGCATTGATTTGGCCTTTACGCCAACGTTATGAGTTAAGAACGGTGAAAGGTTATTTCGCCATGTTGAAGGCGGCGTTCAATCAGGCCTATCGAGAAGAGCATATTCCTACCAATCCGATTGCAAGCATGGTTTTTAGTGATTTCATTAAGAAGAAAATCACGCCAAATGAAGGAAAGATTCAGTCTGATGATGTGCGTGATTTGTTAGAGCGACTGAAGGATAAACCCCCTCAGAAGCAGATGTTCATTCTGATGATGCTGGCTCATGGCACTCGTATTCGTGAAACACGTTTGGCGAGATGGAGCCACATTGATTGGGAAGAGAGTATTTGGCGTATTCCGGCTTGTAATGCCAAGAATGGTGAAGCGTTAGTTTTGCCTATGACTTGGCAAGTTAAAAACCTGCTGATGCGTTATAGAGCGAATCAATCAGAAAAGCAGAAATTCATTTTCCCTAACTCAAAAGGTGATGCACCGATTTGCAAAGATACGGCAAACGATATCTATGCAGAGTTCAGCTCTGGGGCGTTTACGAGTCACCATTGCCGTAAGTTAGTTGGTACTCGATTAACCGATCTTGGTGTCGATAAGTTCGTGCGTGAACGCATACTCAATCACAAGATGTCAGATTTAGACCAAGCCTACATCCACACAACGACAGAAGCCTTAAAACTCAAGGCCTTGCAGACCTACCACAACTGGTTAGATCTGCAGGGCTTTATTTTTTTTCATGGGAAGACAGAGGGAAGATCTGAAAACATGATCGTTTGAGTTGAGTTTAGATCTTTCAAAGGCTCGCGAAACACTTGCCGATTTAACTCTTAAGAAAATCGGTAAATTTCAATGGTTGTGTTTGTTTTGGATGTTTGGACGTCTAAAAGTGATAGAAATCAAGAAAGGAGCAGAAGGGAGTTTCCCCTATATTTGCCCCAAAATGACCTGATTTCGCCCTTTTTTTGATTAGAGAAAAGTTAGGGAAAAGCACCCCAAACTCAGTGGGTGTGAGCGGCATTGATCAAACCTCAGTCAATCCATTGCCGCACAAGGGGTGGGGGTGGTCGCGGGTCCTTCCCAGAGGGTGAATTCTCCACGGTGTCGAGACTCGCCGATTCTGCCTCGATTTAATGTCCGGTTTTTACTCCCTTCTATCGGGCAGCTTGAGAAAGGAGTGAACCATAACGCGTAACGCTAAAAGAGTGTCGCTATGGCAGAAGTAAACCGAAACGAATTTGCCCAAATCATGGGCTACTCACCCAAGTGGGTGGGTGACCTCATCAAAGAGGGTTTGCCACATAAAGGTGGTGGAGGCCGAGGCAAGCCGTTGGTCATTGAAACTGACTCCGCAATTCAGTGGATCATCGAAAGAGAAGTTAAAAAGCAAGTCGGCCAGTACGAGAAAGAGAACAACAGCCCTAAAGTTGGCACCAAAGATGGTGAAGACTTATTGCTGACTGCCGCCAAGCGCCGCAAGGCTGAGGTGGAAGCTGATAAGGCAGAAAAATCAGTGATGGATTTGGGTGATTTAGCTCAGTTCCTTTACATGATTGGTAACTTATTTGGTAGTGAGTTGGATGGCATAGGTGCCCGCACAGCGTTAGAGGTATCGTCAGAACATGAACCCGCCAAGTGCAAAAACATCATCGACCGAGAAAGTCGACGTATTCGCTCTGCCACCGCCGACCGCCTCAGTGCGTTCGTTGCTGAGTATCTTGCAAAACGTAGCAGACATGGTGAGGGCGAAACCGCTGAGGAATGCTGCGCAGTGGGCGACTGAAAATCGCATCATGCCACCGGGCTCTCCAATACCGGGACCCTTTGATACCACTTCCACGCCATACATGATTCCAGTCTGTGTGGCATTTGCAGACCCGACTTATTCCAAAATCACTTTTGTGATGGGTACGCAAATGGGCAAGTCAGCCACCATGCAAAACGTGATTGGCTGGCGATTGGATGATTTACCCGCTCCGATTATTTATGTGGGACCGACAGAGTCAAACATTAACAACGTGGTCGAACCTAAGATCATGGAGATGTTTCGAGAGTGTCAGAGTCTTTGGATTAAGTACGACGACAAAAGCCCGAAACACAAAAAGCGAATTGGTGGTGTATCACTGCGTTTCGCTTGGGCAGGTTCGGCGACCGAGCTTGCCTCTGACTCTGCTGTGATCACTTTAGTCGATGAACTTGACCGCCCAGACGCCAACGCAACGGGTGAAGGTTCGTTGTCTGAAATCGCTGAAGCTCGGGGCGATGCGTATATCGATTCCAAACTAGGGCTGACCAGTACGCCTACGCATGGCAAAGCCAGCACTTTTGTCCATCCCGATACGGGAATGACGCATTGGGCTGTGGCTCCAAAGGGCAAAGTCTCAAGCCCCATTTGGCTAGAATGGGAACAAGGTACCCGCCACGAATGGGCGGTGCCCTGTCCAGACCAAGATTGCGGTGAATACTTTATCCCGCGAAGTGAATTGCTTTGGTGGCCGGGCAAAGGAACCGACAAAGAGTGTTCGCCTGCAGCGGCCTCTCGTGATGCCAGACTGATTTGCCCTCACTGTGGTGGTCAAATTGAAGATAAGCACCGCAAATTAATGAATGCACAGGGCGTTGCGATTGCCCCTGGTCAATATGCCAAACGGCATGATGATCATTCAGTGCTGATCACCCAAGGAGACGACTCGGCTGTTGTGCCGTTTCATTCCATGCTGCACCCACTGGAAGATAACAACCATTTCAGTATTTGGGTGAGCGGCCTGTGTTCATTCTCAGGCAAAAAGAGTTACGGCTATCTGGCGCGTAAACTTCTGCAAGCACAACGCAGTGGCGATCCAAACCAACTTCTTTCGGTTTATAACACGGGCTTTGGAGAAATCTTCGCCGTTGTCGGTGAGGCACCGGATTGGGAAGAAGTGTATGCACTGCGTTCAAGCTATCAGTCAGGCCAAGTTCCTGATGGTGTTGAAGTGTTGATTTGTACCGTTGACGTTCAGAAAAACCGCTTGGTCTATGTCATACGCGGTTGGATGCCGGGTATGAGCTCGCGCCTTATCGAATTTGGCGAGCTGTGGGGCGATACCGACAAGCCAGAAGTTTGGCAAGAGTTAGATGAGCTGGTTGCCCAAGAGTGGGACGGGCATACCATCAAGTTAACCGGAGTTGATGCTGGTTACCGAACTGAAGAGGTTTACGCTTGGGTTCGCCGCCATCGTTCCCGCGCTCGTGCATTAATGGGTTTTCAAAAACTGCCTAAGCCATTTCGGATGATGAAAGTCGAGGTGGATAAGCAGGGTAAAACCAGAAAGCGCGGCGATAAACGTTGGGACATAGATTCCAGTCTTGCCAAATCATGGGTTCATAACCGAGTGCGCTGGAAAAGAGGTGCAGTCGGTGATTGGCTATTACCTGCTGATGTAACGGAAGACTACTGCAAGCAGATTGTTGCAGAAGAGTTTGATGAAGAGTCAGGCACTTGGAACAGAGTCAGCAAGGATAACCACTTTCTCGACTGTGAGGGCATGAATTACATGAGTGCACGAATGCTTCGGTTAGACCGGAAGAAAATCAAATCTGACGATGAGGAAGAGGCAGAGATAGAGACTGCAGTGACCGATCCGTCAGAAGAGGATGAGTTTGAAGAGGAAGAGCAACAAGAAGCTCCTGTTCGGCTCAAACGAAAAACCAAAAAGCGCCTGCTGACGCGGCGTAAAAAAGGAAACTTCGCAACATCATGGTAATCCCGACAACCTTTATTTCAGGTCTGTCGGTCAGCTTTCCCGTTTCATTCTCCCAATATCCCGCCTCAGAGTGGGATGCCACCTTGTATCTACGCTCAGCCAATCATGCTGCAGACATCATTGCTCAGAAGCAAGAGAATTCATTTCTCTTTGCTGCTGATGGGATGACGACTGCCGAGTGGTTGCCCGGCGAATACACTGCGGTGATCCGAGTGACGAAAGGGCAGGACGTATATCAGCCGTACTCAGAGCGAGTGACGGTGCTCCCCGATCTCGCCCAGCTCGACACGCACGATCCGCGCAGTGATGCCGAAAAAGCCTTACAAGCCATACGCAATACCTTAGCGAATCGAGCAACAGCCGATCAGCTCAAGTTGTCGTTTGGTGGGCGAAGCTTAGAGAAAACGCCAATCAGTGATTTGCTGAAACTTGAACGGCGGTTTGCGGTGATGGTGGCAAAAGAGAAACGGGCTAAGTCTGGCCGAGGCCTCCTTAAAATCACCAAAGTGAGGATGCGCTAATGTGGAATCCTTTCCGTTCAGCACCAGTACAACCCGCCGTGAAACGCAAAGCTCGAACGGCTCCGGTGTTTAAAGTCAGCACATCACGCAGCCTATTCTCAGCCGCAGACCCTGACCGCAGCAACAGCGGTTGGACAACTCATCCCGTGCCAATTGGCAAAATGATTGACCAAAAGTTGGTGACTTTGGTTGCGCGCTCCCGCGAGCAGATCAGCAATAACGATTATGCCCGTGGGTTTGTGCGCGAAGTACGTAAAAACGTTTTGGGTCACAAAGGGATTGTGCTGCAGGTTCGCGGGAAAGAGCCCGATGGAACGTTGGACACTTATGGCAATGCGGCGGTAGAGCGCGCATTTAAGAAGTGGTCACGCCGTGAGAGCTGTACGGTTGACGGTCGTCTGGATTGGCGGCGAGCTAAGCGAGTCATTCTCAATACGGTCGTGGGGTCGGGTGAAATTTTCATCCGCATTGTAGAGGGTGAGGCGGCGGGGCCATGGGGATTTGCTCTGCAGTTGCTTGATCCGATGCGTGTGCCGGTTCAACTCAACGAGATGCGTTTGGCCAATGGCAACATCATTCGCCAAGGCATTGAAATGACACCTTACGGTCGGACAGTCTCCTATTTGGTGGAAACCAAAGCGGGTGTATTGGCTGAGCCATTCCGGCACAGTGGCAAAGAGTTTGAGCGTGTTCCTGCGGAAAACATGATTCATGTATTTGATCAGGAGCATCCAGAGCAGTACCGAGGCATTCCTTGGAATCACACCTCTTTAAGCCGCATGAAAAACCTTGCAGGGTTTGAAGAGGCCTCAGTCATTAATGCCAGAGCAGGCGCAAGCAACGTGGTCATGCTGAAGCCTGATCCTGATGTATTCGAGAGCGATGACGATGAGGTGGAAGAGCCAGATATCGAACTGGAACCTAACTCAGTCATTACGTTGCCAGTTGGCTATGAACCTGTCGATTACAAGCCTGAATTTCCATCTATTGAAACCGCCACCTTCTCAAAACACATGTTGAGAGGCATGGCAACGGGGCAAGGGGTCTCTTACAACACCTTTAGCAATGATCTTGAAGGGGTCAACTTTTCATCGATTCGCCAAGGCAAACAAGATGAGCGAGATGGTTGGAAAGACTTGCAGGAGTGGTTCATTGAAGCGGTATGTCAACCGATCTATGAGCGTTGGCTCGAATACTCGCTGCTAGCTGGAAAAATCCTCAATACGAACGGCAACCCCATTCCTGCTTCACGGCTCAATAAGTTCTTGGAGGTTGAATGGCAGGCTCGACGTTGGGATTGGGTAGATCCACTAAAAGACGAAAAAGCCATTACTGAAGCTCAGACAAATGGCCGCAAGTCTCTCAGCGAGTCAATCCGTGAATCAGGCCGCGATCCGATGGACGTGTGGGAGGCCTATGCCAACGACATCAAAACGATGGAGAAGCTAGGCATACCCAAAGAAATGATCATGCAAATTCTTGGAATTAAGCAGGCGCAACCCACTCCTGCAGGAGAAAGTAACAATGGGCAAGAAGACGACACCGAGCAAGACCCTGACAGCGAGTGATGCCATTCGACAGCAGAAAGGGCAACCGCTTTACCGCGATTACAGTGTTGATTCGATTAACGAAGAAGAGCGCACCGCCGAACTCACATTCTCAAGTGAATATCCGGTGGAGCGTTGGTTTGGTTTTGAAATCCTAGACCATTCTCCCGGCGCGGTACGTATGCAGCGCTTTGAGGCGGGAGCCTCCTCGCTCGTGAATCACGATTGGGATGATCTCGTCGGCGTTATCGAATCGGCTCGAATCGAAAGTAAAAAGGGCAAAGCGGTCGTGCGTTTCGGGACTAGCCCGAGAGCAGAAGAGATTTGGCAGGACGTTAAAAACCGAATCCGAAAACATGTCTCCATCGGTTACATCGTGCATGAAATGGTGCTCGAAAAAGATGAAGACGGAACGCGCACTTATCGCGTCACTGACTGGGAGCCATTTGAGCAATCCTTTGTCACCGTACCAGCTGATCCTACCGTTGGCGTAGGCCGCAGTCTGGATAACCAAAAAACCTTAAACCAACTGCGTGATATGGGGATCATCATCCCAACTGGCGCAGCAGATAACCACCCTGAAATTGAAATCCGGAGCGAATCCACTATGAAAACCAAAACCCTGCGTGATGCCAGTGGCCGTTTAGTACGTGCAAAAGTTGATGAGAACGACGTAATTGTAGAAATTATTGAAGTTCTCGAAGAATCCAACGGTGAACGCCAAGCGGGTATCGAAGCAGAGCAAAACCGAGTGCGCGATATCCTTGATCTGTTTGAACAGTATGGAAGCCGTGGTGTAGACCCAAATCAGTTCATTCGTGATAAATCCAAAACCGCGTCAGATTATCAACGTGCGTTATTGGATGCAGAAGCGAACCCGCAAGGCAATAAAGGCGGCAAACGTAACGCTACGCCAACCGCAGCGGATAGCCCAGACATCGGTCTTTCAGACTCAGAGATCCGCAATTACTCCTTCTTGAATGTATTGCGCTATCTCTCCAACCCTACCAATGAAAAATACCGTCAAGCTGCAGCATTTGAATTGGAAGCCTCGGCAGCGGCAGAAGGTAAGCTACAGCGTGAAGCGCAAGGCATCATCGTTCCCAATGATGTACTTCGCTCTGCAGCTCCGATTGCCAAATCGGGCTCTGGTGCAAACTTGATTGCCACGGAACACCTTGCTGGAAGTTTTATTGACATGCTCTACAACAAGTCGTCAGTGATGCAGTACGCCACCACATTGACCGGGTTAGTGGGCGATCTCTCTATCCCAACGCAAGAAGGCGGTGCAACAGGTTACTGGCTGGGTGAAGATGCGGATGCGACCTTATCAGAGATCACCTTCAGTGAACGTACTCTGCAAAACCGCACATGTGCGGCACTGGTCGAAATGACCCGTAAGATGATCATGCAATCGTCTAATGATGTGGAAATGCTCGCGCGTGGTGATATTGCGAAAGCACTGGCACTCACCATTGATAAAGCCGCGCTGTATGGCACAGGTGGCGATCAGCCGCTGGGTCTTGCGGGTATTACAGGTGTGAATCCAGTGAATCTGGTTGGCACACATCCGACCTATCAAGAGTTTATCGAAATGGAAACCAGCATCGCGGCAGATAACGCCGATGTGGGTTCGATGCTTTACATGATGAACGCGGTAGGGCGCGGTCACTGTAAGTCAACTCAGAAGTTCGCTAACACTAACGGCTCGCCGATCTGGGAAGCGGGTAACACGGTGAACGGCTACGGCACTCACATTTCAAACCAAATCAATAATGGTGATTACTGGTTTGGCGTTTGGTCTGAATTGTTGATTGGTTTGTGGGGTGGTTTGGATCTGACCGTTGACCCATACACGCACAGCAGCAAAGGCCGCTTACGTATTGTTGCCTTCCAAGACGCTGATGTTGCAGTACGTCACCCGCAATCATTCTGCTTAGGTCGTAAAGCGGCCTAATCAGAGCCTATCAAATCGCCGCCTTCGGGCGGCTTTTTAGTGGAATAAAGCAATGAAAGACGAACTCAAAATCAAAACCACCGCCCCTGTACGTTGTGGTGGCAAATCTCTCAAGCTCGATACCGAGTTAGTCGTCGGTCAGGATCTCAAATTTTCAGAGGCTCGCTCTCTCGTCTCACGCGGCAAGGCTTCTTGGGTATCTGATGAAGATGAGAAGAAGAAAGATAAATCGGGTAAAACTAAGTCCAATGCCACACCAAAGCCCGAAAATGACGAAGATGGAACACTTTCCGATTCTGATAATGCCGGGCAGAAAGATGAAAGCGGACAGGGCGCAGTGAATGAGTAACTGGGCTAATGCGGTGGCGGAAATGGATTCCGCCCTGTTTGGTGAGTTTTCTGAGCCAGTCGTTCTTCATTTGGATAATGGTGATGTCTCTGTTACTGGGTTATTCGATAACCCGGCCAATCTAAGCACGGTAAAAGGTGGTGGGTGGATCGCCACCTCAGAGCCTGAGTTATATCTACGTGATAAAGATGCGAAGGGTCTAAAAATTCGCCAGAAACTCACAGTGGCTGGTCAGCTCTGGGTTGTGGTTAAGCCTCCGCAGCCAGATGGCACAGGAATGACCAAACTAATTTTGGGGCTTCATAATGGCCAACAACCCTCAAAACCTTCTATTTCATATTGATGTTGATGAACTTAAAGCTATTCAACAACAACTTGGTGCGACAGAGGCTCAATTAAGAGCCTCTTACAACCGAGCTCTCAGCCGAACAGCAGTCACAATTCGCGCATTAACCAACAGGTTGATACGTGATCACATGCAAGTCAAAAGCATGAAAACGATTAGAAAGCGTATCCAACAGTTCCGGTTACGCAGCCCATCTAAACAACGTGATCTTGATGAGCTACGGCTGTGGTTTGGTTTAAATGATGTTCCTGTTGGTTATTTACGTGGTCGTATTGTTGGTAGTCAATCAAGCGGAGCTACCTTTCAACCGAGAGGCAAATTAGCAAAACAGCATTACGATCGTGGGTTTGTAGCGCAACGCTATGGACGAAAATCAATTTTTACTCGGGTTTCAGAGGGGAAGTTCCCCATAAAAGAAGCGAGAGTTCCTGTTGCAGAATCTCTCCAAGTGACTATTGAAGATGAGATCTTCGATCTGATACCGGAAATATTTCTCAAACACTTTCAAACAGACCTCAAAGGCCGGGTAAAAATGGGGCTGAATAGGAAAAATTGGCATGAGTGATGGCATACATTTAACCGAATACCATGAACGAGTCAGGCAGTGGCTGGTGGATAAATTTTCTTGGCTGAAGTTGGTTGAGTCCTATCCTGAATTAACCACTCCCCTTAATGTTCCTTGTGCCTTTTTCTCAGTTTTAGGGTGGGAAAAGGACGATTACCAAACGCAGAGCAGTGCTCTGACGGTCAACCTTAGCTGTGAAATTATCGCAGTGCTTGGATTGGAAGATGAAAAGCATCAGATAGAAGTTCGTAATGCAGCGATGGCGATCAGTATCGCAGTTGAAGGTGCGCAATTTGGGCTGCCTGTTTCTCCTGCTGTATTCATAAGCGCGGAGCCGGACGCTTTTGACCCTGATCTTGATGCTTACGCGGCGTGGTCGATCCGCTTTAATCAAATCATTAACGTCGGTAATGACTTCTTCGCGCCAGAGGGAGAAACGCCAAGCGGCGTCAACGTTGGCTATTCGCCGGATATTGGCGCGGATAACGAAGATAAGTACGAGAGCCTGATCCCATGAGCGACATTGATTACATAGTGCGAGATCTGCAGCAGCGTATGGCGAACATGATACGCCGCGGACGTGTACACAGTGTTGATTTCTCTCTAGAGCCGCCAAGAGTGCGCGTTGAGTACGAGCCCAATGTTCAGACCGATTGGTTACCGTTTATTTCTGGTCGGGCTTCAAAAGAAAAGACCGAGTGGGAGCCGCTAGCTATTGGTGAGCAAGTGATCATTTTCTCTGAAGGCGGTTCACTTTCTTGCGGCATTGTTGTTCCCGCTTTGCATGACAGCAAAAACAGCGTACCAAGCCGATCGCCTGATGAGCATGTCACCCGTTATCAAGATGGCACCACGATGATTTACAACCGCTCCAGCCATAACTTGACCATCACCATCGGCAGTGGTGGTAACGCCGAGCTGACGTGCAAAACATTCCGCATCAATGCGGACATTGAGCACGTTGGCAACCAGACAACCTCAGGCAATCTTGAGGTTAAGCAGGATGTCAAAGTACAACAAAACCTCACCGTGACTCAGGCGATAAAAGGGCAAAGCGTATCGGACGAGAAACGCACCATGTCTGAGGATCGTGAAATCTTCAATACTCACGACCACGACCACGGCGACCCGAAAACCAGCAAACCAAATCAGCAGATGTAACATGAAAAAAGGCATGAACGCGCAAACGGGCAAGCCGCTCGAAGGCATTGAACATTTAAAGCAGTCAGTGCGTGACATCTTAACCACGCCCATCGGCTCTCGGGTGATGCGCCGTGATTATGGCAGTCGGTTGTTTGAGTTGATTGATAACCCAACCAATCCCGAGACGGTGGCAGAAATCATTGCGGCCAGTGCAGAAGCTTTAAAAAAATGGGAGAAGCGCATCAGTGTGACACGCATTCTGGTGACCTCGCGCCAAGCGGGCAAAATCTCGCTCACGATTGAGGGCAAATATAAACCCGATGGCAAGGCCATCACGTTAGAAGGAATTGAAGTGACATGAGTACAATCAATCTTGCCGATCTTCCTCAGCCTAGCGTGATTGAAGCGTTGAATTTTGAGCAAATCCTTGCGGATAAAAAAGCCAAGCTGCAAGAACTTCAGCCGGAGTGGAGCGCTGATACAGAATCCGATCCCTCGATAAAAAATCTAGAGGTGAGCGCATACTCGGATTTGACTATGCGTCAACGCATCAATGAATCTGCTCTTGCATGCATGTTGCCGTGGTCAAAAGGAAACGATTTAGAAGGTCTTGCAGCATTCTTTAATCTAAAACGTGAAACGATTACTCCCGAAGATAAGACTACGACACCGCCGACTGCCGCGGTGATGGAGTCGGACGAGTCCTTACGCCGCCGATGCCTCCTCGCATGGTCAGGCATTTCGACGGCAGGACCAAGAAAGTCCTACATTTTTCATGCGCTTTCGGCATCGGCCTTGGTGAAAGATGCCAACGCCTACCGAATCAAAGGGGGTGAAATTGCGGTTGTAGTGCTTAGCCATCAAGGCAATGGTGTAGCAGATGCCACTTTAATCGCAGTGGTTGATGAGCATATCAATCAAGAGGAAGTGCGCCCACTGTGCTGCGATGGGACGGTTTCTTCTGCGATGATCTACAACTACCAAGTCAACGCGATACTCGACATTGAGAACACTGCCGCCAAAGAGAGCATTCTGGCTAAAGCTCTGTTCAATGTGCAGCAGTACACCGCTAAACAGCATCGGATCCAAGCGCTAGTCAGTGAGTCGGCCATCAAAGCCGCCCTGCACATCGAAGGTGTGCGTGATGTCGATTTGCAAGGCTTTACGAGCTATCAAGCGGATAGACATACCGCCCCTTGGTGCAGCCAAGTTCAAATCACTGCCAAGGAGGAATAATGACTCATTCATTATTGCCACCGAACGCGAGTGCGTTTGAGAGATCGCTCGAAGCGGTAACAACAGAGTCTCTCCCCACGCCGCATCGCTTACTCTGGAACCCCGATGATCTGCCAGAGAATTGGATGTATATCCTTGCCCTGACGCTTGATGTTGATGTGTGGGACGAGCGTTGGTCAAAAGAGTCTAAAGTGGCTACGTTGAAAGATGCTTACAACGTACATCGGCTACGTGGGACGCCTTCAAGCATTCGTCGCATTCTGCGCAACGCTGGCTATGAAGAAATTACCATTTCAGAAGGGCTAAATATTCGCCGTCGAGACGGCACATTTACTCGCAATGCACACCAGTTCCGAGGGTGGGATGAAGCATGGGCGATGTACCGGATTTATTTAAAACGCGCCATCACCAATCAGCAGTCCAAGCAAGTTCGAAGGCTACTGGAGGACACTGCACCACTGCATTGTGAGTTGATGGGTATCCACTACAAAGAAGCGCTGTTTTTACACAATGGTGAAATTCGGCGCGATGGCACTTATAACCGAGGCACAGCTTAATGGCAAATTTAAACGAAGAGCCAGTATGGGAAGAGGGAATTTACCAGTTTGAAACCACTGACCCTGTGGAAGGTGGCCCCGAAGGTATCGACAACAAACCCACACGTCAACTGGCCAATCGCACCGCATATCTCAAAAAAGAGCAAGATAAACTCAAAGATAAGTTTGATGCAGAAAAAACACCCAATCCTTTGCCGCAGTACATGCGGTTTGGTGATGAAGCATCCTATTTTGCATCAATTCCAATAGGAATGGAGTTGGCCTTCGATATGCCGCCGCCAACCAATGACCCGCGATTTCGTTTTGTAAAGCTTACGGCTGACGATGCTTACAATGGCAGCTTACTGAATCAAAAAGTTATATCTGGCACAGCCCCAAACTTGGTTGTGAAAATGACCGTCAACGCTGAGCTGTCGCCTATCAACGGGCAGCAAATTTTCATGCTGAATACAATGGGTGCAATCCCAACACCGGGACTAAATTCCGGCACAATTATTCAAGATGCGATGCGCAATCTGAGCGGCAGTGTAAGTGGAACGTTGGGTGATTCACTCTACGATGGAGCGACAGGAGTATTTGACTTGGGTGAATACGTAGGATTATCAAGAACAGCGCCAGCTAACGCTCTTGGTTTCAATAATTTTTATTTTGATGCGTCAAGGCAGGTTCCAACCGCAGACCGCTTCCAGCCATTTGGTGTCTCTCGTGTGTTTTATAAGAGGATTTACTAATGTCTAACAAGTTTTATGCCTTTGAAGATACATTAATTTCAGATAATGCCGAAGAGGGCGCAATCGAAATCACTGAGCAGCAGTATAACGATGCTGTCGCAGCTAAAATGGCAGGACGCAAAGCGTTTGTGCGTAACGGTGAGCTGGTTATCTTCTCCGGCGTTATGCGCCCAATCTGGAACTGCGAAGACGGTTCAACCAAAGAAATTGACGAACAAGAGTTAATTCCAGAGGGTTGGACAGACAAAGAGCGAAAAACCGCTTTTGATCGCTGGATGGATGGCGAATGGGTAACGGACATCAGCGCAAAATACATCTCAGAATTCGACCAAGTCGATAACCTGCGCCGTCACCTGTATTTCACCATGGTTGACCCATTAGTATCAGAGGCCAACATCAAACGCCTGCAGGGAAAAGAAGCGGAAGCCATCGAACTGGAACGCCAAGCCATTGCCGCCCGCGAGAAAATCCAGCTTGAAAACCCGTGGCCAGTGAATCCTGAAGCCTAAAACCCGTCACTGAACGGGTTTTTTAATACCCCAAATCCAACCCAGCCCCGCGCTGGGTTTTTTATTACCCGACGAACAGGAATTAGCCATGACGCAATTTCTCCATGGTGCGGAAGTCATCGAAATTGATGACGGCTCGCGCCCCATTCAAACCGTCAAGTCCGCTGTGATCGGCTTGGTCGGTACCGCGCCGTTATCAGCGGCTGCTACCTCGGCAGCACTGACTATCGGCACCGCCATTTTAAACGATGGACTAAAGCTCACTGCAGTCAAAACAGGCACTCAGGGCAATGCGATTAGCGTTGAGGTGTTAGCGCCAACGGCCGCTAGTTCAGAGCTTGTAGTGACCGTCACCAATAACAAAATCAGTATTCAACTGGCCAGTGATGAAAGTGGCGCATTGACGACCACTGCCACTGAGCTGGCTTCCGCTTTGATGGCAGACCCAGCCGCAAAAGCGCTGGTCACTGCTGTCGCATTGGGCGATGGTTCGGGGGATGTTGCTCCGGTTAGCCGTGCTTACTTAAGTGGTGGCGAGAATGAGCCTTTCCCACTGAAAAAGCCTGTGGCGGTGGCAGGTAGTCGTAAGTTGATCGAGAAGCTTGGCAAAGAAGGCACATTACCTGCTGCATTCGACGACATCTTTGATCAAACGGGCGCGCTGGTGATTGTCGTTCGTGCTGAAAAAGGTCAAACCGAAGAGCAGACGCAAGCCAATGTTATTGAAGCAATGCAGGCGTTCCTTGATAGCCAAACAGAAACAGGCTACACACCACGCATTCTGGTTGCTCCAGAGTTTAGCCAGTTCGATGCTGTGGCATCTGAGCTTGAAGCGAAAGCAAAACGTCTTCGTGCTATCGCATATCTCGATTGTGAGCGTACAGCAAGCTACACAGATGCTATGAAACGTGCACGCCAGTTTGGTGAGCGCGTTGAAATTACGTGGCCATGGGTGCGCGTATTCGACACCGAGCTTGCCAAAGAGATTGACCGACCTTACTCCGCTCGCGCTGCTGGCCTGCGCGCTCGCATCGATGCCGAGAAAGGTTTCTGGTGGTCGAAGTCAAACCAAGAAATCTACGGCATTGTGGGTACCTCACAGCCTGTGGATTGGGCGTTGGGTGACCCTAATACCACGGCCAATATGCTGAACGAAAACAAAGTCAGCACCATTATTCGTGAGGGTGGTTTCCGCCATTGGGGGAACCGCACCTGCAGCACGGATCCTAAATGGACGTTTGAGCAAACGCGCCGAACCGCAGACATGATTAACGACAGCGTACAGCGCTCTCACCTATGGGCGGTTGACCGCAACATCACCAAAACCTATGTGGACGATGTGATCAGCGGTGTGAATGCCTACCTGCGTGAGCTTAAAGCGCTGGGTGCCATCCTCGGTGGTGAATGTTGGGCGGATAAAGAACTCAACACGCCAGCCACGATTCAAAAGGGCATTGTCTATTTTGATTTTGATTTCTGCCCTCCTTACCCGGCTGAGCACATCGTGTTCCGCAGCCGCTTAAACAACGCTTATCTGGAAGAGGTATTTAGCTAATGGCGGGAGATAACCTATTAAGCCGCTGGTCGATTTGGGTGGATGGCATTGGCAAGGCTGGCAACTGTAAAGACTACACCCCACCAGTACTCGAAGTGCTCACCGAAGATTTTCAAGCCGGTGATATGGATGCACCGGTTCCCGTTGACGTTGGTATGGGACCGATGGAAACCACCTTCTCTATGTTCGGTGTTGATGTAACGATTTTGCCATTGCTTGGGCTTCGTAAAGGCGCGCGCACGGCCGTGTCTGTGCGTTCGACTTATCGTGATCTGCGCGGTAACTCTTACGACCTCGTGGAAGAGCTGGGCGGCATGATCACAAAGATTGAACGTGATACGCAGGATACAAAATCGCAAGTGGACAAAGCGATGAAGGTTTCCATGAAGCTGGACTACTACAAAGTGGTTCGCTCAGGTGTGGTATTGATTGAAATCGACCCAGTCAACCACGTTCGTAAACTGGGTGGTGTGGATGTGCTCGAAGGCATCCGCGCTATTTTGCAACTCTCTTAATTTTCTCGTTATCAAGGCCGCACACGCGGCCTTTTTTATAGGACACAATTCATGACTCAAGCACAAGGTTTACCAGTGTTAACGAAAACCATCCAACTGACGGTTCCCGCTTTTTACGAAGGAAAAGAATACACCGAGCTGACCATTCGCCGCCCGAAAGTTCGCGATCGCCTCATTGCAGATAAGCAATGCCAAGAAGAACCAGATAAGGAAGTGCGCCTATTTGCCTTGCTGTGCGGAGTGGCCGATGAAGTCATTCAAGATTTGGACATGGATGATTATGAGGAGGTCCAAAAGGCAGTTCTGGGTTTTCGCAAGAAAATCTCGGAAGAGCAGACACCCAAAGAGGAATAATTGTGCTGGCTAGCCATACAGGTTGGCCACTTTCCGAAATATTGGATCTTCCGATGCGTGATTTTATCGAATTCATTGAGCTCCTGCCGAAAAAGGATGAAGCATGAATCAAAACTTGAAAACAGTGGTGACGCTTGGCGGCACGGTTGATAGCAGCTTTGGCAAAATCGGCAGTGTGTTCAATTCTTCGATGGGCAAAGCCACCAAAACGGTAAAAGAGCTCGAGCGCGAGCAAGGCAAACTCACCAAGCAAATCAAGACAGCGAAGCTTGCAGGTGCAGATGTCGGCTTGCTGACTCGCCGTTATCAGCAGTTGAGCACCGAGCTTGGCAAGGCTACTGAAAAAGCCGAAGCCTTTGAAGAAGCCGCGGGAATCGGCCAGCGCTTGCGCGGAATTGCGGTTGCAGGCGGTGTAGCGATTGGCAGCATTTGGGCAACAGGCAGCGCCTTGGCGGGGTTAGTCACCATGACTAACCAGCAGACCGCCGAAATGGTCGGGCTTGCACAGTCCTATGATATGAGCATTGATCGTTTCAAAGCGTGGAGTGCGATCGCTAAATCAGCAGGACTGAATGGCGAGAACATTGGTGATTTGATTGAAGAGCTGAGCAATAAGTTTGGCGAGTTCAAAGTGCTCGGCGAGCAATCGGCGGTCGCGGATGCGTTTGGGGCGCTCGGTATTGACCAAGCCATGCTTGATGGAATGGCAGCTGCAGATCAATTCGAGTTCATCATGAAGCGACTCGAAGGGGTCAGTGATAAACAACAGGCTGCTTCGCTTGCGGATATGCTGTTTGGTGGTGAGGCTAATAAGGTTGTCACTTACATCCGAAATACGGGGCAGAGCATCAATGATCTACTTCGTGAGCAGCGACAATTCAACTTACTCACTGAAGATGGCGCCAAAGGTGCGAAACGTTATGGCGACTCGTTTAACAATCTAACCAATGTTTTCACAAGTGCTTGGCAAGAAATCTCCGGTATTCTGGGCGGCCAGTTCTCTGGTGACATTGAAGCGCTGAGTATCAAATTCAGCACCTTTGTACGTGAAAACAAAACGCAGATTGTGGGCTTTATCGGCAGCTTGGTTGAAGGAGCCAAGGCGACCACGTTGGCGTTATGGAATACGGGTATGGCGATTAACAGCGTCGCGCAAGCGCTAGGAGGATGGGAAACCATTGGAATAGCGGTTGCCTCGCTCATGACCGGAAAGCTGGTTGTCGGCCTCTTGGGGATGGTTTCCGCAGGGGTTCAGGCAGTTAAGACCATCACAAGCATTAAAGGCGTGATGATTGGGTTAAACGCAGTCATGACGGCGAACCCGATTGGTGCGACCGTTGCGGCCGTGGCCGCATTAGTGTTCGCTGGCATTCAGCTTTACCGCAATTGGGATGCGGTAGTGAACTGGTTTAGTGAAAAGTTCAACTGGTTTAAAACCGAGTTCCCCGCCACCTTCGGTCTGCTCAAAACCCTTTTTGATTACTCGCCGCTTGGCATGATCATCAACAACTGGTCACCGATTGTGGATTTTTTCAAAAATCTATGGGGCAACGTGATCGGCATTGTTGATAGCAGCATCGCCAAAATCACCCGTGCATGGGAAACCGTCACCGGCTTTATGGATTCCATGAAGTTTTGGGATGAAGGGAATGGAGATAAGGTTCAGCCTTATCAATCTGCTACCTATAACACGCCTTCGCGTGGTGTCGAGGCGATAAATAATACCTATCCGGCCTCGCGAGGCACCACCGTCCATCAAACCGTGGGTGAAATCAAAGTGTATGCGGCTGCAGGTCAGTCCCCTGCTGAAGTGGCAAAAGCCGTACATACGCAACTCGGAGGCCACCGTTCTGGATACCTCTACGACTTACCGGAGGCTTACTAATGGCATCAGTCATGTTGAGTTTAGGCGGTTTCAAGTTCCATATTGACGCCGCCTCTTATAACCAGTTAGTCAGAACATGGCAATGGCGTTGGCAATCTCAAACGCGGATTGGTCAAGCAGATTCATTGCATTACACCGGAAAGGCGCCCGTAAAAATCAGTTTGAGTGGGCATATCTCGACTACGCGAGGCGAGGTGGGTACACATCAAATTGAAAAGCTGGCGGCAATGGGGGATGAGCGCAAGCCTCATCTTCTTGTAAGCGGTGAGGGTGATGTACTGGGCTACTGGTGTATGACCGACTTAAACGAAACCAATACAAAATTTGTGCGGGGCGGCTTGCCCCGTTATCAAACCTTTACGTTGGAGTTAGTGTTTTATGGCGACGACTTATAGAACCCGAGAAGGTGATGTGCTGGATAGAATTTGCTGGCGTCATTATGGACGAGAGAATGCCGTGGTTGAAGTGATGAAAGCCAATCCCGGTCTTGCCGATTATGGAGCGGTGTTACCGAGCGGTCTGCAGATAACCCTGCCAGATATCGCGCCAGAATCCAAACCAGAGGCTAACGCTTTATGGGATTAGAGTACCGTCCAGATTTTTCGATTGCCGCTGATGGTAACGACATTACCAAGCGTATCGCGCAAGGGCTTATCATGCTCACGCTGACCGATAACTCGGACAACAGTGAATCTGATAGGCTTGCGATCAGCTTTACTTTGCCTTACGACACGCCGACCCCCAAAAAAGGTGCGGTGCTTCGCGTTGGGCTAGGTTTCAATGGCGAACTGGTTTCTAAAGGCCAGTTTGTGGTCGATGAAGTATCTTCCAGTGGGCCACCGAAAGTGGTGCAGATTGTGGCGAATGCGGCACCCATGAATAACCGCAAGCAACCGGGATCATTGCAAACTCAGAAAACACGTAGCTGGCACCAAGTGTCACTGGGCGATATTGTGAAAACAGTGGCCAGTGAGCATGGGTTAACGTCCCGCGTAAGCTCTGCGCTAGAATCCACACCAATCAACCACGTTGACCAGACGAATGAAAGTGACATGGCTCTGCTCAATCGTCTGGCGCGACGCTATGGTGCGGTGAGCAAGCCTGCCAATGGCTATTGGCTCCTGTTGAAAGAGGGTGAAGGCAAGACCGTGTCGGGCAAAAAGCTCGATGAAGTGACCATTTACCCTCATGATGTGAGTTTGTTCCAGTTTCGGTTTAACAGCCGCGAGAATGCGGGAACGACAATCGCCACTTATCATGATGTTGCCTCTGGCGACACCAAGCAGATCCAACAAGGCAACGGTGACCCGGTTTTTCGGATTGCTTATAAGTTCCCGAACTATCAGGAAGCCGAACACGCCGTGCGTAACCGCCACAAGATGGTGAAGTCTGGATCGGATGTCATGGATATTACTATGCCCGCTCGGCCTGACTTGATGAGTGTTGTCGCGGAAGGTTATGTCAACGTGTCAGGCTTTGGTGATCAAGAGGATGGCAAATGGCGAGTCAAAACCGTTGAATGGCGCCTCAGCGATGCGGGTTTACAGTTCCGCATCGCAGGCGATAGGGGGAGTTCAGATTCCTAAATCTTCCTTCGAGTATTCAAAAAAATTAGAAAATTGTTTCTTTCTAGCATTCGTAATATGGAGAACTCTTTCAGCGTAAAATGTTCTCCACTCCCCCCTAAGATGACAATATGCTCTAAACATAACTTCACCATATTGGTTAGGCCAAACGCCAACAATCTCAACGTTCCTTTCTGTTATGCTTCCGTTTCTATCCATGTAACGAAGAAATAGTTTTCTTTTTCCTTGCCACAATAGCTCTTCTTCTGTCCATGGTATAAAGCCAGTTTCAGAAGTAATCTTTTTGCTTGCTTGCGGCTCATAAGGTTGAGCTATTTTTTTATTTTCGAGTTCTAGCTGCTGCTTTTGATATAAAGCATTATTTTCTTTTATTCGTGTAGAAATGCTTTTGCCGAATAACAAGTAAAATATGATTAATGTAGAGACCAACCAGAATAAGACCCCAGTCAACTTTTCCATATTAAGAGCGGCTATACCAAGCAGAATAAAGGATGACGTTAGCAATACAATTAGTCGAATGAATGTTTTCATAATCTTCTGATGCATCATAGATGAATATAACTATGGTATGATACATCTTGAGTATCATTTATCCTCAAAAATGTGCGTGACGCGTAACGCTAAATTTAAATTACATTTTGTTGAGTTCTTGATGTAGCCCCTTCAAAAAATCCACTAGGAGCCGTCTGATTCCGTCCGGAAACAACCGAGCAATCGCAAGTAAGTCTCTTTCTGATATGTTATCGACATCCATTCTATCGAGTAACAAATCCAACTCACTAACACCTAAAGCTTGAACAATTCGCTGATATTGGCTCCAACGTAAGTCGGCTGTTCCTTGTTCAATGCGCTTGTAGGTGGTTGCACTGATCCTCGCTTTCTCTGCAAGCTCACTTTGAGTCATGCCGAGTTGCTGCCTCCGGTGCCTTATTGATTGAATCAAACTATCTTGTGACATAAGACACGCGGTATAGGTCATATTTGACCAATTTCAATTGTAAAAACAACAGTTTTGGCCTGTTGCCTTGCTTTTTCTAAACAACTGAGTTGATATGTATTCGCTTATTATTTAGACGCTTTCTGCAATAACAATAGTATATAAGTGACAATTATAACAATAATGTCTGAAGCTAGGTTAGAGGTTGTTGATGTATCGAACCGATTTAGAAAAAACAGTGAGTCTGGATGATATTGAGATGGGGTTAAATCATCTCAGCGATATGGCAACGGAACTGCATGATAACTTGATAAAGAATGATGCCTGTTTGAGTTTGGCACCAATGGCAGAACGATTGGCTTACATGTCGTGGATGATGACGAGGCTGATAAACATGGTCGAACAGGAGGAAACAGAGCTGACTTAG